CCGGTCACTCTAGGGTAGTTAAACATTAGGTGGGTTAACGAGTGTTTCACCGCGTTCTGTCAAGCGATTGTGAACCCCCATAATGGGTTGGGTAATAATACGCCAACCCATTAACACCGGCCGATAATGGACCCCCCGCCCAGAACGAGGGCTCCGTCCATTTCGGACACGGGGAGGACATGCGGCCCGTTAGTGCAGTGCACCTAGGTGGGCCAGTCCTAGGAGTCAGAACTGCTGCTGCAGCCAATTCGACAACGCAACACCTGCAAGAAAGGTGGCGGTGATCGTAAACGGCTCAGCGATAAATATCCCTGCAGCCAACGGCGTACCGAAATATGCGATACCTCCAACAACGAGGATCACAGCTGTAACTCCGAATGCGACATCCATCGGATCGTCCGGAGTAATATACGGCAATGCCTTCTCAATATATTCCGGTGGAATATGAACTATCGGTTCCTTCCCTAATTCGGGATGGATTGAATACCGAACACTCTCCAATCCTTCTGGGAACATCTCTTCGAACTGCCAAATCCCTTGAACATGATTTACCATCATCGACGCCTCTTCGAAGACGCGCTCACCAACTTGCGACCTTTCTTCTTACCATTAGGGTAAATATAGCGCACCTTTTTGCGCCCTTTAGTAAACACTTTCCCCTTCTTCCAAGTCTTCCCGCGTGAAGACCCCCGCGGGGCTTTCCAAGACCCCCGCGGGGCTTTCCATCGGCGCGCCATCAACAGACACCTCCGATCAGACCTATACCACTCTGCAGAGCACCAGCCTGCCAGAGCATGAAAACGATTACAGCTGTAATCAACTGATTCTCCCGAATCAGGTTCAAGACCTGAGCCCCCTTAGCCAGGGGCACTACCTTTTCTGGGACATCGCTCAACATGATCACTGCCCCATGGGAGATGCCAGCACTCCCTTGTAACTACCAGGCACCAAGTGCACCTGGACAAGACTTTCCGGTGCTGTTCCAGTAGTACCACCAGCAACGTTTCTAGCACCGAGAAACAACCTAATCAAACCACACTGTGCCACAAACCCTGGCACAACCCCCACAGGAATCGTGGTTGATGCAAACGCTAACTGCTGCAACCAGGGGGCATCAGAATTCGTGTCACTACCAGGGTAGTCATCATGATCATACGGAGGCTCATCATTCTCCTCCTCCATGTTCTGCGCAACCTCGTCAGCAACAGCATTCTCATCATTAGCCAAACGAGTATACATATTGATACTATACTCTGCAGGTAAATCCGGAGACTCCGCTTGAACCGTCGCCCGAGATTGTTGGTATCCCAAAATGAGACCAAAATCAGTGGTAGAAACATCACCACCTATCAAATGCATATACACCTCATCAATTGAGGCATCATCTGCTTCCCAAATCAACCTCGAGTAGTCCCACTCTCCGGTTCCTACGGCACCAGTATCTCCGGCTATAACGCCGAGACTGGTGCCCGCTCGATGTGCATCATCAAGATACACTTTGTAATCCTCCCACGTGGGCTTAGAAACCCCATCAAGATTACCAGGGCCGCAACCAATAAGATCGCGTGCCCTGCGTTGCTGCTGCATCCAACAATGTTGGGCCTTCTTCCAGGCGTTATGCACTACCCAGGTATTACCTGCAGTAGAACATGTCAAACTAACATTCAAAATACTTCCAGGATCTGCGGTATAGGCGAAAGTCACCTTACCCACTGCGTATTCCATACCCTGGCGATACGCACGCCTATTGACCTGAGACAGGCCTTCGGCGATATCAATATACGATTCTCCATTAGGAACTGCGTATGAAAGCACAGTCTGTGCTGGCTGCATAGCCTACCGGTGCAGTTTGCACACTATAATCATTCTTCCTCTCCAAGGACATCTTTTCCAGTTTCGATATAGATCTCAGCAGCAATCTTCTGACAATTGCTACAATAAACTGCAGCAGTCGGTCCCCCGTTATTATCAAGAAATAACGACTGGTTAGGCCATCTACAACAATACCTAACCTTCATCCTACTCGCCTCGCTTCATACAACGCATTGATCCTAGGATAATGCTGAAAGTAAACCTGAGGATGCTCCGAAGCTATCTGCTGCGGTGTCATCCCATATTCCACGATCGCGGCAACTGCGATCGAGGACAAAGTTTTGGATGACTTCCCCCCCGACAGTCGAGCAGACTCTTCTGCGTCGGGAAGCCATTCCCCATAACTACCTAACTCATCCTTCCTGGTCTTCTCCTTCAGAGAATAATCCATAGCCTGAGTCCGAGTGCCTTTCCTAATCTCCACATGACTAGGAATAGCCTTGACTACCTCACTCATGCGCAACGAACCGTGCCATTCGCTGTAACATTGGGCATGATAACGATCTGTATCTGGACAGATCTCGAACTGACCGCTAAACCAGCGGCATCGAGTGTCTTCTGCGAGACCCTCGAACAACACTCTTACCAGCGCCCTGAAAGTGTTGTCAGTCATATCGTCAGCGCCGATATGTCCCTTATGCACAGTGTGCACCCAATGACGTCTTTGTCCTGCCATATCCAAAGCCGGTCACTCTAGGGTAGTTAAACATTAGGTGGGTTAACGAGTGTTTCACCGCGTTCTGTCAAGCGATTGTGAACCCCCATAATGGGTTGGGTAATAATACGCCAACCCATTAACACCGGCCGATAATGGACCCCCCGCCCAGA